ATATCTTTGCGTGCTTCTTCGGAGATCCGCTTATCTTCGCCAGAAAAAAGATCAATAAGGTGATCCATTTGCCCAGATTGTTCAACAAGCTTAAATGGATCAATTTTTTTTATTTTTTCTTTTAGTTTTTCATTTTCATCTTTACTCATAGCTACTCCTTATCTCTATTCCGGCTTCGGGTGTTGGCCGTCTGCATCCCACATACTTGGGTGTTTGGTATGATTAGTTTTACCACCAGCAGATAGGGCAACAACATGTTTGCCTCCCCTCTTGGCTAATCCTAGGGACATGTCACTGGCATTCATTGTAAGACTTATCATACACGTTATGTTTATCGGCTTATTCTTTACCTGGACCGTCTGGGTATCAAGTTGTAGGTTCTTACCAAACTTATCAATATTTGCACTAAGGTTTAATGGCTTCGTTGAGTATAACAGTTTGTTGATTTCATTGTAGTCTGCAACCATCTGCTTAATAAGCTTAGCAGTGGAAACTAGCCTATTCTTCATTTTTGAAGTAATATGACCAGTCATAGAGCTAACAGTACCAGCCCAATCCTTTACCTTCTGTTCATTTTGTGAAAAGTATGTTGTTGATGGAGGCTTATTTCTACCCACATCATAAAACCCATCAAGTGCAGTTGCAAGATGCTTGAAAGCATCAGAGCGGTTTTTGATAACTTTTGGATTGACATACTTTATCTTTGCAATCTTTAACATCATTGCTTCAAGGTCTTCAAACTTAATAAGCTTTAATCTAGTAACTGCTTGATTAATTTCCGCCAACGCTGATGAGTCATTATTCCCCGCTGTAGAACCGGCCGCGGCCATCGACTTAAATTGTTCAACACCTTTCATGATAACACCCAGAGCACACATAACAGTGCCAATCTGTTTTGCTTTCTTCTCAGCACCCTTTGGCACATTTAGTCCGGTTATTTTCTTTACAAATTCCTCAAGGGGGCCGCCGCTCTTTAAAATAGCCTTATTAAATTGTGTCATATTATGTGCTAAGGCACCGATAGTTGTGTTTGAGAATCCACGACCACTTGCTTTGGAGCTATATGCACTCATCGTGGCATCCTTACCACCAAAAATGTCTGAAAGCGTCTCTATAACCTTGAATAAGTCAACAATCACCTTTGTTTGTTCTGCTGCCTTCTTGGGATCTGATATCGTGGCTGCAACCTTTACCATTTCTTTTATCATTTTTGAAATAGCAGGCATTTGCTCTGCGAATGACTTCGCCATTGTTCCAGCCATTTTGCCAATATTTTCTAATTGATACCGCATTACCGCACTTGCATTTGAGAATTTGCCAGCAATCTTTCCAGCCGTTTGAACGGCAGGCCCTATACCTGCCATCATATTACCCATAGCATCCATTACGGCGGTTATTATATTTGCTATAGACTCCATTGCTTTTGGATCAACACTTAGATTACCAATATCCCTAATTATGGTACCAATAGATTTCATTATCGTAGACAAAGAAGTACCTACACCCTCAAGAATACCCTTGATTGGTGCCTCCATTGCCTTCATATGATTCGTCATTTTATCCATCATTTCTTGGGCTCTTCCTCTGGACCACCATGCATCAGCTTCCTGAACGGTTTTCATCATTTCGTCAGTGGGCGTCATGGTCTTTAATACCTCTGCCACACCGGTTAGGACAGGCCCAAAGGCACCTATTACTTTCGCAGCATTTGGATCAACTCCATTGAATAAGGCAAGAAACTCTTTCTTAAAGAATGTGTTAACGACGGTCTTTAGTATCTTCTCAGCACTGCAACGTGCTACTTTCATATACTCATTTAGCTTATCCATCATCTTAATGGCGCCACCACTACCACTCCACCAGCCGGCCATCCCGGTTATGGACTCTATAACCTTAGGATCTGGTTGCATTGCCTTGAGTATATCTGCAACAGCACTGACCATCGACGCGATTGCCTTAATAGCCTCAACACCATCTTTATTAATTTTTGAAGCCGTGGCTAACTCAATCATCTTTTCAATCATGACATTAATACCACCCTTTAATAGAGCATCTACAAATCCGGAGGCAGCATTAATATTACCTTCCATTGTTTCACCCTGGCGGCGGCCCCATGATGTTGGCTTTAGGGTTTTCATAATACCACCAATAGCGGAAGCAAATGCTGTAACACCTTTAATAAGCGCAACCAACGCTTCAGTTATCATCTTAAAGTGTTCAGGGTTCTCAAGCTTAATCTTTGCTATTTCCTTGATCGCGGGCATTAAGCTTTTTACAATTGATGCAGCCATCTTTCCTAGAACACCAAATCCTAACATGATTATTGCAATACCGGCAGTACCAAACGGCCAGGCCATCAACATAATTCCTAATGCACCAGCGACCGGTAGCATTAAGGCTGTGGCCAGCATTAATTTAGTAATGGCATTCATAAAGAATCCAACCTTCTGTGGATTAGAAACGCCCTTTTCTACCATCTTTCCGATCTTAACGCCTAGCCACCCGAGACCGTACATGACTACACCCAGAATAGCAAGGCCGGCTACAATGTACAGGCCAAATTTTTCAGCTAATTGAGCAGCAGGCCAAGCCACAAGCATTGCAACAGCAGCTGATAGTAATGATAATCCTATTACTGCAAAAAAGCTAACTAGTTTACTAGTAGGTATTTCTGGCATCGAAGCTATCATATCTCCGATTTTAGGTGCAAAGACAGTTAATGCTAGAACAACCAACCCAACTGCTAGCAGCCCTGTTGCAGCCTTCTTCCAGTCAACTTTGCCCATCATATCCATAGTCTTAGCAACTAAAGCAGCACCCATTGCACCACCCACAATAGCAAGAACAGCCACCCCAACTTGCTCTGCAGTAAAACCGTATTGGTTAAAAGCTGCAACTGCGGCGCCAATTGCTAGTGCAAGGCCAACAAATGCTACAGCCATAAACCCAGCAATTAATACGGCCTTTACTGTAGCCATCCCAATATCCTTTGCAGGGATATCACCTAATGCCTTAAAGAATTCCTTTGCACGCTCCATAAACGGAACCTGGGATTTTAATGCATCCGTTGCAGCCTGGGTATCGGTTTTCGGAATGTTTTTCCCACCATCTTTGGCTGCGGCGCCGAATAGTTTCCCCATAACCATGCCGCCGACCTTCTTAACAACAACAGCTTTTAGAAGGCCCATAAATCCGCCAATCATCATTTTGATTAATACTGCCGTCAAAAGATAAGGCCAGACCTTACTAAACAATGGCCCAAGGTGTTTCCATATCGAAGAAAAAAGGCTCTTTAATGCTTTTACAAGCAGAGGTGTAGCTTCTTTAATCTTTTCAAAAGCATCCGTAAATGCCTTCTTCATCTTCTCACTCATGGATGGAGATGCACTAGTGAAAGCAGATGGATCTGCAATAAAATCAGCTAACTTCTGAATCAGGCTAGCCAGCCCCTTTATTAGATAGGGTAATAGATTCAAAAATAGTAATGCCATCGTCGATGCAAATTTCTTTAGTCCTTCCTTAAAGCGCTCACCTGCACCAGCCTTACCAGAAAAGAACTTTGAAAATGCCTCTTTTAGTTTCTCAAGTAATGTATTAACACCACCAGCTGGGTCATCCTGGACCGTCTTAAAGAAATTCTTAAATGCCGCAACAACATCATTCATTAACTTTCGAACATGCTTTGGATCAAATAGGTCACGAAGTGCCTTAACCATATCCTTAACACCAGGAAAAAATTGAAAAAATGCTTTTCCTAATTTCCTACCACCTATGAATACTTCATGCATGGACTTTCGAATATTCATAAGCATTTGACGATATTCTTTTTGAGATGTTAGGCCTTTCATAAATCCGCCGGTTAAAGCTTCCCAGAATGATTTTGCTCCCTGGCCTGATTTGAATACTTTTTCAATCGATTTAGCAAGTTCCTTCATTGCCTTGGCTTGTGCCATGGCGGCTGACTCTGCTTTATCTCCGCTCTTGGATACTTCCTTATAGTCAACATCATTTTCCAGCATCTTCATAGCTGCGCCGACGTCACTACCCATACCCATTTGTTGTGCTAATAGTTTCTGCTCTTGCCTACTCAAATCTGCAACGGTACGACCGGTTTCCTTGAATGCCTTTTTCATCATCTCGGCGCGTTCAGCTGGGTTTTCAGCATTCATCATCTTCATTGCATCAATGTTCATCCCAAACGCTTGTGCAAGTTGACCTGCTCCTTTGGCAGCATCCTCAAAATTATCCCATTTGTCAATAATGCCAGTTAGTTTTTTAGCTTCAATACCTAACTTCTTAGCATATACAGCAACCTTGGCAAGCTCCTTTGTTGATAATGTCCCGAAGTTAGCAAAATCCTTTGCCATATCAGACATATCCCGAGCAATCTCTTTAGATGACATCCCAAACTGTTTGCCCATTTGAAGTGCATAATTGGAGACTTCACCCAATGTCTCTTCTAGTGATTTGCCTGCTATTTTTGCTCGAGAAGCCAATGCACCGGTTTGCTCACCAGATAAACCTAGCCCCTTAACATAGATCGCAAACTTCGGACCCATCTTAGAAATTTCTTTACCAAAATGGTGAAAGTTTGCACCCAACCCTTTTGCTTGCTCAGACGCAAACTTTAATGCAGCAGCAGCACCATCAGGGCCTGGGCCAAACATTTTTCCTAAGGACATACCACTACCAGCTAAATTGCCTGACTGCCTACGCATGCCCTGAAATGTTTTCATAACATCTTTACCAGGACCAGATGCTAAATCACCAAACTCTTTTTTCACATCCTGCATCGCGGTAATGAGCGCACTTAGGGATCCATGCAGTTTATTTGCCTGCCCTACTAACCCACCAAAAATCTTAAATGGAATTGCAAGGATAGATTTTCCTACATTAAAAATCCCCTTGCCTATGCTACCTATTAAACTAAAAAAGCCACCCAACATTTTGGTGGCACCCTTAAAACCGCTATACATTCCCCCTAGGAAACCTGCAGCTGCGGCATGTGTAGTCTTGAATCCTTTTCCTAAGTCCCTTACATCTGATGCAGCACCTTGTGCAGCCTTACCAGCTTGCTTTGAGGCATCTGCCATAACACTATTTTGTTCTGCTAATTTTGCAGCTTTATCAGCTGCCTGTCCTAAGCCGTCTTTTATCTCACCAAGACGGTCTTCCATACCATCAAGATCTTGGCACTCCATTGCACTACATAGTTCTTTAGCCATCCTGGCCTGTGCACTAATGTATTCAGCTTGGGCAGCAAGAACAGCAGACCTAGTTTCTAAAACCTTGTTTATCTGGGTTTGGATCTGTAAATTTTTATTAAGATCTTCAGCCATTCAGGCATTCTCCTACCGGCAATAGCACGCCTCATCACTAAATAGGTTACTAGCCAACTTTTAGGCAGATCTTAAAGAATCCATTTCACACCGGTCACTTCTAGAAATTTCTTTGAAGCCCTATGCTTTTCTTGTAGCAATACTGAAATGTTATTCATCGTTGATGAATCCTTATTTAGTGCTTCATACAATGCTTTAGATGCAGCTATGGCGTCTTTTGTCACAGCAACTTTCTCTGGTGGGCCTGATAGCTTTACGTTTGCTTTTTTTCCCATTATATGGGCAGCTATGGCAGCATGAAAAACCTTGTCATTTCTTTTAGTCATGTGATATATCTCCATCCATCGATATAAATAACTATTACGCTCTAGGTGAAACGCCTTAGTTTGGCAGGCACATGTTCTCTCATTCTACCTTGCCAGGCCCGGGTTTCTGGATCATTATGTTGAGCAGCCCTCGAATTTCCTTGATTGGCCTCATTTGAAGCCTTAAGTTCCTTATTGATTCTTTCTATAAACCAAACGCGTTGCCAAATTGGAATATTATAGCTTTCAACATACGAAAACCCCATGTAGTACATGAGTAAAAACGTATGTTCTAAGAATATTTCTTTATCACTCGGCGTCAGGCCAAAAAAACGTGGCGCCCATGGGTAGGCGCACCTCCGAGCTTTCGAGACAATTTGGGCAATCCATCCATGCCTTCATATCAATACCTGGCTCTTCCGAATCAATATGTCGGCGTAACGCTAATGAATCACGTGCTGGCATGTTACGAACAAATAAATCAATCTTTCCCTTATCAGATATTTTATTCACTGATAATATAGAGTGCTTAAGCCGTGTTGTTACAAGGTTTTCACCTGATAGCCCTGTTTTCTTTTTTCGCTCAGACATAACCATGATTTCTTCTTCGTCCCTACCATCAAGAAACTTGAACCTAACTTCTTTCTTCGTGACAGGAAGATTAAAATCAAATGCATTTGCACCATCAGCAATAGGATTAATGCTCAAACGTTTAATTGGCAAATCTGCAAGATTAAAGTTTTGTTTTGACCTTGTACTGCACGCAGGACAATCAACCTCTACCCTATAGTCAGCACCATATCCTGTAATACGTAAAGCTGTCATAACAGCATTTCGATCACCAGCCAACATGTCATCTGGGTTTATTGACTTATTCACAAAGCATGATCTCAATAATTCAGTAATGACTGTACCTTTTTTAATTAGTGCTCTAGAAGTAAGAATATCTTCTTCTCTTGCTGTCATTGCTCTAATTTCAATTGTTTCCTGACCATATAGAGGACTATCGGTGGGATAACATACTCCCCGAGATGGAAGAGGCACTGATTCTACAGGTACCTCAAATCCAAAATCATCCTTCATAACATTTCTAGTTGGCATCGAAGGTGATGCCGAGGACGTAAAGATTTCATTTTTCTCAGTCCTATTTGTTTTATCTTCTGACACGATATTCTCCGTTCAATTATGAATTGTGCCCCAACGCACCTGCATACTAAATATCACCATACAAGATTTTGTTGTAAACTATTCGCTGCCACATAAAACAAAAGCCCTCCGAGGAGGGCTTCGTTATGGACCAAGTTGTTTATTGGAGTTACTGAATACTAGTATTGAAGTACTGCGTTATCAAAACGAACACTTAGTGAAATCTCGGTTGGATCTTCTCCACCATAATCCAAATCGCCAAAAGTGGCATTTGTTAAAAAGCAACCCTTAAGGTCCCAAAGTTCAACAACTGTACCAACTGGATCAAGCAATTTAAGCTGGCAGTCACGCTTATAAAAATCCGCATAACCAGCTCGGCCTGATACGGATTCAAAATGGGTTCTTACCCATTCCATAACCTGCTGGGCTCCTGAAGGTGCTATGGGATCATGAAGTGTTACAGTAATAGCTTCAAATTTTGTTTTTCCAGCTAAATACCTTGTAGAATTCATATATGGAACTTCTTGCTCTGTTGTGGTTACAGTCGGTCGTGCGGCTGTCTTCATAAGAAAAGCATCAATTCCTTCGATTGCAAATACCCACCTAAACTTTCGCTTGGGCTCAAATTTGTTGGGTAACATATCGGTTACTGATAGTGTCTCGGCCATGTCTAAGTTCTCCTATAAACTTGTTTCATATCTAAATATTCGGTTCCTAAGAAACCTTATACCTCCATTCCAGCATTTGTCACAACGAAATCAAGCGAGATAAACTCGACTGTTCTTGTGGGTTGCAAGAATATCTTTCCACGGACTGTATTATTTTCTACATCCGCTTGAGTTGTAGTGGTGGTATCAATGATAACCTTGAATCTATCAAGGCCTTGTTGCGCTTGGATTCTCTGCAGTATCGGATTGACTGCTGCGGAGAACCTTGCTAGCGTTTCTTCCCTATTGGGCTCAAACAGTAACGTATTTCCAACTCTCTTAACTTGCCGGCGGACCTCGATAAGAAGCCGACGGACATTAACTCTATCAAGCGCGCTCTTCGCGGCTTGTAATGTTTTCTGACCCCATACAACAACCCCAGGAGTGTGTGGGAATGCGGAGATGGGATTAATATCTGCCTCATATAGTGCATCAAGGTTTGCTCTATTAACCTTCACCTGGGACTCTACTACGGACTTAAGAGCACCGCGAGTAAAACCAGCTGGAGCAAACCAAGGATGTGCTACTGAGTCATTCAATGAGAATGCCCCTAAAACAGCAACCGATGGGGCACAAACAACATTTGTTTGTGTCTTCGGATCTGTTATAACAACATCAGGATAATAGGCTGCAGCAAATGATGTATCAAGATTCCTACCTTGAAGATCCCCTACAGTATTCGTAACATTGGGTTTCTGTCCAGCTCTATCGATAATTACATCATTCTGATCATCTCGTTCTTCAATATCCATAATGTACATGGCATCAAAACGTTCCTCTGTTGCATCAATTGCATAATCAGTAACAGCAGGATCTCGTAAACCTGGAATTGCTAGAAGCTTAATATCAACGTCAGCCTTCTCTGCCATTACATCGATGCCTTTTCTATATGCACCAACGGTTGGCCCCTTTGTTCCACCCTGATTTGTAGAGTCAATCATTTCTCTACGAGCAGCGAGGTTTGTCATTTTTGATTTTTGCTTATCAAAGACGTTGTTACCATCAAATCCACCTTGGAGAAAGAAGCTAAACTTTAGATATCTCTTTGTACCTAAGCTAGAGAAATCATCCAAGAATTGTTCACCCCCTAAGAATCTATAAGCATTCCCAGCAGCTGGTGTTTTACCAGATGGTGTTCCGTCTCTGCGGTATGAAGCATTTGCCCATTCTTTGGCATCAACACTAAGAGGCCCAGTAGAGCCTGCCTGTACCTCTACATTTTCTAAGGTGAATATATTGTTATTGAATCTATCAACATCCAGAACCGTTGTAAGGGTTGATACAACCCCTCCTACACCATTATCTGCAGGACTCATTAATCCAACAGTCGCATTATCTGGTACGCCCGAATTATCTCCAACAGACATGTTTAACCATGCGTTCTGAAAGTTCGGAAAGTACTTAGTATAAGAATAAATTGACTTATTGAAGACCCTGCTCTTGTTCGGCTCTTGTAGGTCATCATTTACCTGGAACTGTGTTCCCCAATAGAGGCTAGTATTAACTTTTTGTTTTGGTACAACCCCCGTTGTCAGGTTTTGTCTAACCGGGACAGGCATCTCAACAACTTTCTTTAGAATTTCATTGTCAGTAAAGACGTCGATGTCTGTATTTGTTGCAGAGTCCATAACTGGATTTATTAATAGTGACGTTGCATGCCACTTAGTCTCAGTAGCAGGGGGATAATTCGCCGGTTCAGGGGCGCCGACCGGCATGCCCTGTGAATAAAATTCTGTATTTTTATCAATTGTCATTCCGGATAGTGTACCTGAAGTTACTAGGTGATCATATCCCCTATACCCGCAAGGTATTGCACTATCATCAATGGTGTTATTGTCGACACGATCATCCATTTCAATTCGGATATATTTTGATCTATTTGGGTGGATACCTTCAATAACTAATTTTTGAGCACCGTCAGGTTTATCAAAATCATAGTATGCATACATATCACCAATTACTCGGCCAATATATCTTTCAGATGATGGGTTAATATCAAGCTTATAATATTTTTCTAATACGACCTGATTGTTGTCATCATCTTCCATATCCCTGATGAATAAATCAAATGTCCCAAAATCGGTCGACTCATTTCCGGAAGCCTGAACATTTGCAATAGAAATCTTGAATCCGCTAGAACCAGCGACACCGTCATCAAGTGCATGAACCTTAAATAGATTCTTTGGTTTTCCACCATATCTTTGTGATATTACCCATGGACTACTTGCTGTACGATATCTATCTTCAAAGTTTTCATAGTTTGGAATACATAGTGAGCCTGAGTTCCAACCTAGCGAACCAGTAAGTAAGAATGCTACATCTTCATGTTCACCATCAACTGTTCGAGCATTTCCCAGCGGGTCAGCGGCAGCGGCATCTGCAATAACTCCAGATCCTGTTACGACGGCATGGTCAGGCCAAATATCCCAATATGCATATAAATAATGCCCTGCTTCTTCAATACATCCAGGATCAGTATTAAATATATTCGCAAAGTGATCAGGCGCCTGCGGGTCGAATGAAGCAGTCAGAATATTTGGATGATCTGGGGTGTTTGTATGACCATTTAATAGCATAACAAAACCTGCTCCAGCATCCTGCTTATTAACAGTGCCTACTAAATACCCACCATCATTTACACCTGGTGTTGTACCAAATCGATTTCTTGCAGCGACAGATGGAGAGTTATTACCATCGTTATTTGCGCCAGGGGTAAAGGAGTGACGAGAACTGGATAGTGCCAAACAAACCCCTGATGCAGCCATTACAACCCCTCTTAAAATTGGGTGTGCATTCAACTGGTCAACGGCAATCCCTGCGTCAGATAATACCGTTGAATCGCCGGCGGTTGCTCCTAATGCGCCGGCATCTGGTGGTGCCATAAGGGCACCAAGAAAATAGGTACGGCCATTAACACCTGGTTCTGGATCGGCTAAGGTTCCTTGGATAATTCCTGCGCCGGCGCCGATGTTGTCACCGATGAATCCATCAACTGCCCCAGCTACATCAACAGGTTGCACTTGTGCAGCGCCTACAACAAAGCCGGCATTCGTAACCTTTCCTACGTTACCGTCTCTATCATCTGTATCTGAAGTTCTTCGTTGTGCATCACCACACCCTAGTACTCTAACGTATGTACCGGCTCGGGCATTCTTCATCCACTCATTCATTGCGAGAGGACCAAACTTCTCACCATCCGTTGCACCAAATTCGGCAACGAAATCTTGGTATGTAGCTACAGTAACGGGTACAAACGCGGGACCCTTAAGTGCAGTACCAACTATGCCAGCAGGGGTACCCTGGGGTCTTGCAGTTGTTGGTCCGCTAAGGTCAATCTCGCGAGTAGCTACTCCGGCACTCTTAAAGGTCAATTCAGCCATTGTTATTGCTCCTACCTGTTATCCTTTTATAGGTATTTATCATTCGAACATTACCCCGCTATTTGTAATAATAAAATCAATTGCGATAAATTCAATTGCTCTGGTTGGTACCACAACAATCCGGCCATTTAGGCGATTGTTTTCATAATCTTCAACTGAATTATTGGTATCATCCATTATAACCTGGAACTTCTCAATGCCGGCTTGGGCCTGAACCAAGGCTAGTAGTGGAACTACAGATCCAATAAATCTTGCTCTTGTTTGTGGGGTATTCTGTTCAAACAAAATCCTGTTAGCTACACCAACAATCAACCTCTTGACCTCTAGCAACATTCTTCGAACGTTAACTCTATCAAGCGCTGACTTGTTCATTTGCAGCGTCTTTTGACCAAAAATTACAAATCCACCATTTGGAAAAACCGCAATCGGATTAATTCTTGCATCATATAGTGTATCTCTATCACCTGTTGACAACCTGGTTGCAACATTTGTAACAAACCCCAAAGCACCTCTGTTAAATCCAGCTGGTGCGAACCAGGGATATGATACCTTATCATTGTATCCAAGAGCAGCAATTGCTGGAACTGATGCTGGAACCTTGACCTTCAAATTATTTAATGGGTCATCAATGTATACATCGGGGAAATATGTTGCACAATAGTTGTTGTCAATTGCCCGTCCTTCAAACTCCTCAGATGTTGTTCGAACATCCGGAACCAGTTGAGAGTGAGGCTTTTCATCATTCCCAGAACCCAAGGAAGAATCAATAAAGATCCTAGTACCTTTCTCAGAGAATGTTGGAATATCCATTAGGTAAATTGCCTTTGAATAATCCCTAGTCCTATCGGCAGCATAATCAGTAACGAATGAATCTCGAATACCAGGAATACACAAGATGTTTGTATTAACTGTCATTGGATCTGTCATTTGTGATACGGCAACATTATAGGAGTTAACAATATTGTTTTCTTTTCCTTCGCCTGTTAGGTCTGTGCCTCCAAGGCCATCATCAGTAAAGTCAACTTGTGCACAACCATCTTGGTCACTAGAGCTTGCCCTATCATTCATGTATGCGTTGTCACGATCTAAGAAGTTTAGACCATTCCAGCCACCAGAAAATGGCATTGTGAATTTTGCAAAATCAGTAAACCTATTAAAAACAACAGCACTATTATGTACTAAGGTTGCCATCGTTATTCTATTGTTTCCTGATACTGTATCAACTAGTGTATATTTCGATGCATCTGGAACGCCATTCCGTATATACGCTGCATTCAACATATGAGACTTGGAGGTACTGTCAATATTATCTAACAAATCACCAGGATTTGCATTCTCAGTACCTGGACGTTCGGAGAGGGCAACCCTTGCTAGGGTGAACTTGTTATTATTGAAGGTATCGGCACCAGAACCAGTTACTAGGGAATCTAGTTTTTCAATTCCCATAAACTTAGTATGTGCCGCGACCATTGGATTTGCCAATGAAGAAACGTTAGTATTCATTACTGCATCTGAAATCGTACTGGCTCTTGGCATTCTTTCAAACTTAACACCCCAGTATAATCTAGAATCAGCTTTTTCATCAACTCCGGATTCACCAACAAAAGCAATTGTACCATCCTGACTGGATTTTATAGAATTGCGTGTACACTTGAATCTCATTGGAAGAGGGGGCACAATTGAACCGGTAAGAACTGTTGAGCCACCAGCCCTGGGTGCAGCTCCTAACCTGGAAACAAGAGCATCATCCAAAACAAGGTTGTTGCCGGTAGTTTCATCACCTAGTTGTTCTTCACCCAGCATTAATGCTTCATCAGTATGATCTGTAAGCGAGTCGCTAGTTTTTAGTGTCTTAATTCCCTGGAACCCGAATGGCATAACTTCTGCAGGAATGCATGGATCTCCATGATAAATTGAATCAGATACAACAACCCGAACTACATGTGATCTATTTGGGTATTTTCCAGAAACC